GTGTTGGGTAACAAACCTTGACCAACTTTGTTACCTTTTTTTAGCAACTTTGTTACCGCTAACTCATTGATAATCAGTGCTTTTTTCGCCCAAAACGTCGGGTAACAAACTTTTACCCATTTTTCATAGCATTCTATAATAATAAAAAAAGTTGCTGACCTTTTATTTTTTGCTTTTACTACTCTCTTCTTTTTTTTTCTCTATACACGTAATTAAGTAAAAAAGTCTGTAACTCTGTTACCTTTTGTATAAGTCATTGATAATCAAAGGCTTATCGGTAACAAACTTGGTAACAAACTTTGAAAAGGTAACAAGGAAGTTTGTTACCTTTTGCCTAAAATGGCATTTCTGATGCTAAATTGCTATTTTTTTCGGGACTATCAAATAACTTATATCTATCAACTATACCATTTTCTTTAATTAGCACCTGTTTTTCAAAGTGTATTTCGTGCTTTTGGCAGTAGCTTTCTAGTGCTGAATTAAGCCGAATAGATGATAACTTATACAATTTATTACCCCCATTATCAGAATAAAAGGTATCGTAGGTGTTATTGAACGCTTTAACCTGCACTTTTTTTATAAGTTTCCATTCTGTAATATTTTCTTCTATGAACTGTAAAGTTAATAATCCGTACTCCTGTTCGAATTGTTTTTGCCATCCACCTTCCGTTAATTGGGGGGCTGTAAGCCTCATGACTTTGAGCCACTGTTGGATAGATGCAAGGATAATGTTATCATAGGCTTGCCAATCTTCGGTAGTCCAGTCGGTAGGAAACATCTTCCCAAAGTGGGTATTTACGCCACCTGCTTTTGTAAAAAAGTCTGTAAACTCTATCGGGATAATTCTACGCCTTAACCCACCGTCTGACACCTCATAACTGTAGTTAGTGCTGACAAGTAGCTTAGGCATATCTCCCACATCCACCGTACTAATATTTTTGAATAGCTTTTTATTGATACCGTTACCCGATGACAGTTCCTTTAAAAATAAGAAATCAAACTTTTTTGGCACATCTGATATAGATAATACTTTTTCGTAGTCCCATGATTGTAGAAAATCCTTATCAAGTACTACCTGACTTCCGGGTAGGTTCTTAACACTTGTAGCGTATTTTAGCATGTTGCTAAATATATTTTTACCACTACCACCACCCGATTTAGGGTCGGGGCATTGCTCAACTAATACTACTATATATGCGTCTGATTCATCTTTAAATTCGTGGCATAGATAGCCAATACATTGCAATACGTGTGGTGTAACACTAACTGATAGGTCAAGATACTTGTAATAAAGTGAATTTTTATGGGTGTTATCAGTTGTTAGTGTTAGGTCACGTAGTTGTATTTTGTTTTCCCATATCAATTTATTGGTAGGTAGATTGCTGTAGGGTAGCACTTCTACACCATCTTTATCTATGGTAGCATAGCAATTATTATAGAATTTATATGATAGGTATTTAGTGGGGGTCAGTATGACTGATGTATCTAATATGGGTAGGCTGGCAATTATGTGCTTACCCGACTTTTGGATAAATTCATCTAAGGCATTAAAAACAGTTTCGTATTCTTCGGCATCTTCTATGTGTATGTATGCTTTTAGTTCATCAAAGTATGTACGTGCATCGGTACGGCATATTTTATATCCTTGTATTTTGGTTACATCTTCTTTATGTAACCTGTAGCCTAAACCATGCGATACGGTGTATAATTTTTCTCGGCTGATGTATGTGCCGCCCTTGTCGTTTATCGCCCAAAATATGCCATGTGGGTGTGTTTCTGTAGCCTTTATTAGTATGTCCTGTACAAACTGCTTTGCCTCATCTGATATGTTAGCAGGTGTAGGGGTATTATAGGCTGTAGCGGTCTTAATTATCCTTTGCTCGTGTTCATGTTTAATTTTACCATATCCACTATCTACTAAATGACGGTATAGTTTTTTGTAATCCCCACCGAAATTAAGTGTACATAGTACTGCTGCTGGCGTTAACCATTTGCCCGCCTCAAATTCTGTACTGGTGGTAAAAAAATAATATAATCGGTAATCTTTACGAAATGTTACAGATACGCCACCCTCATTTCTGTTAGGTCGTGTCCATCTTCTGTACATATCATGGTCATTAAATATTTTATAACCATTAGCTGTTAATATGTCCTCTGCTGCTATGCTACCGTTAAAGTGGTCAAATGGATTTTCATCATAGTAATCAGTCTGTTTTTTTGTGGGCTTATAGCTTACTTCTGCTTTGATACGCTGATTATAGCTGATGCAAAGATTAATCAAGCTATCACGCTCGGATTGAGTGATTAGGGGTATGTTAGCACCTTGATGTATGGAATAGCCCATTGAGGGCGGTGCGAGTGCATAACCACCTTCGCCCCTTGTTTCTATGCCACATTCCTTTACATCGGCTTTCCATGCTAGTTTTTTATTCCCTTGCGCTTTACCGTCTGCAATCCTGTATAGTATATGATAGCCCCCTGACGGTGTTTTGTGTATGCGCAGCCTGTACCATAGTTCGGGGTATATTTGGCGTATATCGCTGAAAAGCCGCCCATCTATACCGTTCCAGTGCTTGCAGTCAATATCTATTATCTCTAGGTTTCCCGATACTGCACCACACACCATAGCTATAGCGGTAGTATTGTGTTTATCCATCTCATACCATAACGCTTCTTTGCTAATTATGGTTGATTGATATTGTTTCCAACCTGAGTAAGCAACTTTGGCAGGTATGATAGTTCCATCTTGTTTTGTTTCTGCTTTGTCTCGTACTGGTACAATGGATATACCAGCAGATAACAGTTCCTGTACTTGCCCGAATACGGCAGATAGTTCTTGCATTTTGTAAAAATATTAGTATGGTTAGGAAATATAACCGTTAGCGGTGCGAGTATGCAAAAAAAATAACCTTTAAATAGGTCAGCACGGCAATGCGTTCCCATAAAAAGGTTGTACTAAAATGTCTATCCAGTTGCCGCTGGGGTCTGCAAAGTTAAACTATTTTGTCGAAAAAATCTATTCTTTCACCGTAGCTTGGTGCATTAAAATCTGCCCAACCATTTTTATATCCCATAGCTTTAGCGTACTCATAGATATATGTAGGGGTAGTAAGTGTTAAGGCTTTTGCTACTCTTGCTGCATACGGTTTCTTACCTTTAATTTTGGCATAATTAGCAAGTTCTATTGGTGTAAGTTGTGATATTCGTTTACCTTTCATTTCCCTTAATTGTGCGTTTTGCTGCTCCAACATAACAATATGCACATCGTCTATATGTTTGGGTTCTTTTGTTTTTACAAACACATGCCCACAATTACTACACTCTTGTGCTAATATTGGCAATAGGTATTTACATTTCGGACATTCTTTAATAGGTGCTACCCCTTCACGTTTTTTAGGTATGGTATTCCATACTACATTCCAGTCTACTGGCTCACCGTTTATACATGGATAATCCCATCTGCCATGCCGCTTACCGTTACCCCCATAATCCAAAACAGTCCACATTGCCTTACCTGTATCGGGGCTTGTTCTGCTTGCCCTGCCACACATCTGCAAGTATAATGGTAGGCTTGTAGTTGCTCGGTATAGTAGTATTAGGTCAACTGGCGGAAAATCAAAACCCTTATTCATTGACGCAATACTGATGCAGATATTTACGCCACTATTTAGGTTTGTAAATTGTGCTAATTCGTATGCCTGTACCGATTCACTACGTATTTCGTACTTGCTATGTTGTGTACAAACTTTATGCCCCTGAGTGGTAAGGTACGAATGTAATGATTCTGCCGATTTGATACTTGCGCAAAATATCATACATTTAGTGTACCTGTATTGCCTTAGGTGTTGTAGTACAAATTGATGTGAATTAACTGTATCAAATATCCTTTCTTGTGACTCCTCTGTAAACTCCCCTGCTTTAATTTGTAGGCTGTTTAAATTTGCTGCTGTTACCTGTGCATGTTGGTATTTAACTAGGTAGTTCTTAGCCACTAACCATTCAGGCTGTTTACCTACTACAATACTGTTGTATAGCGTTGGTAGGTGTTTTGCCCACTTCATTGCTGGGGTAGCTGTAAGCCCTATTAGCAGTGCATGTGGTAGCTGTAGTAATAGTTTTGTACCTGTGCCTACATGCGCTTCATCATTGATAATTAATAGGCTGTTACCCATAGCTGCGAACTGCTTAATCAGTTCTGCCCTACGTGCTAATGTTTGTGCCATTGCAAGGTATAACCTATTGGGTGCTAAGTAGCTAAGTTTTGCAGTGCTGTTGATATTTGTTGTATCTGTAATCTCGGCATCTAACTGCTTGTATATCTTATCACTTTCGGTTATAAATAGCACTGTTTTACCCTTGATTAACGCCCTATTAGTAATGGATATGGCTATCTTAGTTTTACCACCACCTGTAGCGATACAGTTAATTATACGCTTGTAATTGTGTACTGCATGTGCTACTTCAAGTACATTTTCTAACTGATAATCTCTTAGTGTGAACATAGTTGTGTGTTTTTAAAGTGATAGGGTTTATAGGGTGTTATGCAAGATTAAAATGGGAGTGAATCTATAGCCTGTTGCATAGCTGGTTGGTTTTCTACTGGTGCGGTCTGCTGTGGTGCTTGTTGTGCTGCTACTGGCTCAATTTTCCACATATCCAAATTTACAATGTACTTAGTGCTACCATCTTTTTTGTCAACATAGCTGTTGCCCTTTACATTAAAATGTACCGATACTTGGCTGCCGATTGCGTACTTATCCAATACATCACACTTCGCCTGTACGGCTTGCATCTTTAGCGGATTTGGGTATTCCGTACCGTTTACGTTTTCAACTGTCATTAAGACAAATTCACGTTTTTTAAACTTATCTGATACCTGTTGTGTTTCAGATTTGGCAATCAGTGTGCCTGTTACATTAAAGCTACTCATATTGTTTGTTTTGTGCCTATTGGCGGTTAAATAATTGGTGTTAAAAGTTTTGTTGATACTATGAATAAATTATCGTCTTTTTCTCGGCTTACTTTGCAAAACATACCGTCTGCACCCTCATGCATACATACCACCGTTACTATATCTCCCTTACTTGCTACCTTAATCTTGCCAAGTATCTTATCTTCTTTTAGTCGGTATCTGTTATTCTCCATCGTCTGTTATTGTTAGTTCGGTGTGGTGGTAAGTTGTTATTCCGTCTTTTGGTATGTATGGGTGTGTTTCGCAACGATTATTTGGCTTTATAGATAATGTAATATCGTGTCCCCAAACGCCTAATACAACCATTAAATCATGTTCTTTTACAAAATTCCGTAACTGCTCGTTACTGTCAAATATTATGTAGCACCTTTGGTTGAGTGCTTTGCGAATGTCTATCATGTTAAAATAGTTTTATTTGTTTAGGTGGATTATTCAATAGCAACTCCACACGCTTACGGTACAAATCTGTTTTCTTAATGTTGCCCTCAGATAGAAAGCGAAGGTACATATTGAGATAGTATGTTAAGCGTGTGGGATAGTTCATGTCTTACTTTTTTTTGTTTTTTATTCCTTCGGGTAATGGGTAGCCTTTAATCCTTGCTACATGTTGGTTAAAGGTAGCCCACAAATCAGTATCAATAAATTTGCAATGTACCGTACCTTTTTTGTAACATTTAATCTCAAAAAATCCCCATTTAGTCCACTCACCCCACTGCATCGGTGGTATTACTTTTACGTTCTTTTTGCCCTCTGCTGTCAACCTATCTGCATACGGTTGTGCAATATCTATACTTTCTAAGTAGGGTAAATTGCTGTGTCTGTTATCCATCAATATCTTGCCATCAATCTCTATTTTATAGCGGTGGCTGCCTGCACTATGTAGCGAATACATGTCATCATAGTTTGTACCTGTTATAAAGCATAAAGCCTTTTGTAGGTCGTCCATTAACTCCGTACCCTTACTACCCCACCTAAATTCTATTTCACCGCTCCACCCCCTGTTAACTCCATAAGGCATGATGAATTTTTCATTTACTAGGTAGTGGCTGTTAGTTTTCCATCCTTCTACATTGTACCTGTTTTCGCTGTAATGCTCGGTAAGTTTGTCAAACACCTCAATAATAGCCCTATCCATTCTATTGCCTGTAGTACCTATCACTATTTCTATCATCTTGTATATGTTCCGCATAGAGAAAGGTACTTCGCTTTGTTGCTCCACAAACTTATTAATATCACTTTTTAGCCCTGTAGTAGAATACTTTTGCATATTCATTTTAGTGAATACCCACTGCCATGCTGACTTCTGTAAGTCCTTTTTAAAGTCGTTGCGCATTACTGGCAAACTATCTTTTTGGCATGTAAATGATAGTTTACTTGTAAAAAAAGAACTTGTTAACTCGTTCATTTCTGCACCTATCTGTAGTTGCTTATCATATAACTGTACTGCTGATACATAACGATTAACCAAATCACGTACAAAGTTGTAAGGCATTATGCCATTGCCTTGCACCTCTGCTGGCTCGTCTTCCATAAAAAACCCTTCAAATTCTGCTTTGCTTTCACCTTGCTTATGTATGCGTATCAATCCAACTTTAGTATATGTTGTGCGCTCTGCTGTGGTGAACGCTTCGCCTATATTGGTGCAACTACCGTAGGTATCTATTATGGTGCGTAGTTCCTTACGTGTGGCACTGTAGCTGTTGTTGTACGTTTCGTAATTACATAGCATTACTATTGTGCAACCTGCTGGGGCTATTTTGTAAGCGTGTAATATATGCTCATCGCCTCTGCTAAATGGTGGATTGCCAATTATTAAATTAATGTGGCTTATGTCGCTTGACTGTACGGTCAGGAAATCATCTGATATCACCTTGCACTTACGCATTAAGATACTACGCAAGTCTTTATGTTTTTCACATGATATAACCTGTTTTGCTCCACTTAATTTCAGGTAGTCAACTATATGACCTGCACCGCCTGACGGTTCTAATATTATGCTGCCGTCAATAGTAACACCCATACACATTTGCTCTATTACATCTGGTGGCGTTGGGTAAAAGTCTGCATTAAACATGTGTGTTTGTGTGTTTGTGTGTTAGTTATAAAATATTAAATCTGACTGCTGTTGTTTAACCTTTGATTTTGGTATCGTTTTGCGTTGGTGGTTGTGGCTTTGTTCTTGTGATTGCTGATAACGTTTATTAAACCTTGCTATGGCATTTTCCGCTTCATTAGGGTACACCATTATGCTAGTCTTACTATCTACTATCACTCGTACTTTTTGCGGTCTATTTTGTTCTGCTATCACTATCCCTTCTTTCGTTTCAATCCGTTGTAGTGCTTTGTCCTTAGCAGCTAAAGTACACTCCATTGTCTGTACTACCTTTGTTCTTTTTGGTTTTGGTGGTGCAATAGTACGGCTTTTAATTGGTTGTGTTGTTTTTTCTTTTGGGTCGGGAAAATCACGATACTTTAATTGACCATTATGTGTCATCCACTTAGCATTTCTGTATGGTAGGGTGTCCGCAAACTTATACAGTGTGGCAATCTTTTTGTAACTACCTTCCCCTACGTGTTCCATCACGTGATATGCGTTACGTGCCGCCTTTACTTTTATATGTCCTATTTTAGGCATTTTGATTAGTTTTAATTTGTTCGTTATAGTGTTCTTGTAATATCTCGGTTATTTCTGCAAGGTTCGCAATATCTGCTATGAAGTCAATGTGTAGGGCAATGTCGTGCATCCTATCGCTATCTAATTCGTTCTGTATAGTCTGCCATGTATCTGCTTTATCCCTTTGTTTTATCTCATTCTTAACATAATTCATTGCATTTACTTGCTTTTTGATTATGTCTTTCAGTATAGGTTGGCAAATCGGATTGGCAAGTATTGATTGAATTGTGAATGTTTGCGCTTGATTGAGATACAAAAGCCTTCGTAAATCTTTAGCAAGTCCTTTTAATTCTGATTGGCTGTTAGTGGTCATTTTTGTAAGTTTAATTGTGTATTAATTGCTGATACATTGTACTTCATTTCGTCATCATTTTGCAATAGTCGTTCAACCTTATTTAGTGCATGTATTACGCTTGTGTGGTCTTTCTTATTGTACATGGTTGTAATAGCTTGCAATGTCATGCCAGTAGTGCGTAGATAGTACCATATTAAGTGCCTACATTCGGTTATATTGTACCGTCTGCTACTACTCTTCACCTGCTCAATAGACACCTTAAAATGGCTGCAAACTACCTGTTCTATTCGCTCAACTGTTAGCACTCCTTTATACTTTCGTTCTAACCAAAACTGCTCTTCTATGTACTTAGCCGTTATTATCATGGTAGGGTTATTTAAGTGTAACTGCTATTGATGTAGTAGATGTTTTGATTGGTTTTAGTATTGTAGATACTTCACCTGTGGCACTGTCCACAATATCCAAACCGTTAGGCGGTAATGACTTTAAAAACTCCTCACGTTCCTTTATCTTGGCTTTTAGTTCTGCCATTTCTGCATATAACCCATCAATCACGCTATCCCCACAATGTGCAAAATCATACTTAGTTCCTACCTCTTGAATACGAAAATTAGCGTTATGTAGGTCAAAGTTTTTACCATGTTTTGCAGCCTGATTAAGTAGCATTTCTTTGTACTCTTTATCGTCTGATAGTTCTTTAATTAGTGCCTCTGTATTCTTTACCTGTAGGTGTACCTTTAATGGGTCTGTGTTGCCGTCTTTAAGGCTGTTAATTACAGAACGTACAAATGATGTACGTTCTGCTTTGGTTGTCTCAAATAGGCTTAAAATTGATGTTGCTGATAACTCGTTATTTGTGTGCATTTAGTATAGTTTGTTTGCGTTCTGAAAATAGTTGTTTCATATCATCACTAAGGTCTGTATTCGCTGCAAATAGCATGGATAAACCTTCGATTGTGTTGCATCGTTGTATCTTTTGTTCTAGTGTTACTTCGGGTAGTATTACACCACTATTGCACCATTCTAATATCATTCTGCCTGTTTCCTCACTTGGCATAAATGGAATATTTGCATCGAATAAACCTGTACGGTCTTTGCTAACTGTTGCGCTGTGTTTTGTGTCTAGTTCTAAGTTACAAGTCAATTCGTATTCAAAGCCTTCCCTAGTTACCTCTTTTAATCCTACTTTTTGCGGTACTTTTTTACCGTTCACATCTACTAGTTCATAATCAGTCTTACGCCTAACGGTTGTAATCATGTGGCAAGGGGATTGTAAGATAGCATCTAGGAACGCCTGATGACGTGGGGTAATTTTAGCCCAATTGGTGTAACTGTTACCAGTCATACTATTTGATATTTCCAATATACCGCCCTTACCATCCCACTCATGGGTAATGCTATCTACTATGATAACATCCATACCAGCGTTCTCACACTCCTTAATTGCTGTTATATACTTTTCAGGTGTATAAGGTGCTGTTAATGGTAGTACGCTGTAATCCCCCAAATGTGCGTAAAGGTCGGCACTGCCATTTTCTGTATCTATGATAGCAACTTTGGATAGGTCTCCACCTGCTAAACCTTTAGCAATTAGTATAGCACTGAATGTTTTACCACCACCGCTTACGGCTGATAGTCCTAATCTGATTTTAGCCTTTTGTCTTGTGGCTTTACGTAGTGTACTCATTGTGTTTGTGTGTTTAGTTTGATAATAAGCAAATGTACAAAATACTATTTGAATTTCAAAGTAACTTGTATCTCTTTGCCACATTTATTTTTACTTGCTATGTTGTGGCTGCTCCAGTTGTTAGGGCGTTTGAGTAATTGGTGTACGGTGCTGCTATGTTTACCCCATATTGCGCTAAGTTCTTTGATTGTGAATGTTAGTTCGCAATCACTAATACTAATAGGGTTAGTTTCCTTGCTTTGCATTGAGAACATGTAAGTACTATCCTGTAACCATACACATACACATTCACTATCTTTATTAAACGGTAATGCTGGTTCTTGCTGCATGTAGTCAAGCACTTGCGTTAAGAAATTGCGCTGCTCTATGCTGGTGGTAACTATGGTTAATTTGTTTTCGATTGCTTTGAAAATGTGCATTTGAGATTGTTTAAAAAGTTGGCTAAAAGATTAGTGTATTTTCGTTTGTTGCGCCTTGCGGTGTGATAGTGGAACGTTACGAATAGTTCGTGTTTGCGTTTACGTGTCATGTTGTTGCTTTTTTTAGTAGGTAAATAATTCCGATTGCTATCAGTACAATGTAAAATGTAAGTTCGTATTGTTGCGGTATCATGTTAGTATATATCTGTTTCGTCAAAAATATTGTGTTGTTTCTTGCGCTTGGTAGTGGTTATGCTTTCTCTTACTATCATAACAAATACCATTACTACTACTATTGCAGCTATTATTAGTGCGCTGTCTGCCGTTGTTGGGTTGTTGGGGTCTAGCATCCTTCAACTGAATTTAAAGGGTTAGTTAATGGAGTTTTATTTGTAGCATTTTTAAATATACTTTCGTATTGCTCCATTAATGCTAATTTTTCCGATTCTGTTTCTAATACATAAGCATGTATTAAGTTTAACAATTCTACCCCTTGATGGTGGGGTAGTTCTTTGTTAAATTCTACTAATTTTTTAAATGCGCTCATTTGTTTGGTTTTAGTTGGTTAAAATTAATTATTCAAAATCTTGCTCGTTACTGTCTGCGTCTAGGTCTGTCCACCGTCTACTGTATCGGTGTGTATAGCTGCCACAATCGTAATTACGTGGCTTGTATTGGTCTACCTTGCTAGTGTCTGTGCTGTCGAAGTCTTGACCTTGATTAACTTCGTTTGAAAACTGCATTTGCTCGAATGTTTGTGGCATGTTGTTGTGTTTTGTTTAGCAAATGTACAAAACAATTCGATACCAACAAACTTTTGTAAAAAAATATTTTTATTTGTTTATTCGGGGAAAGGGTGTAACTTTGTGGAAAATTATAACACACGATGTACAGACAGCGAAAGAAAAGGTATTGAGCTTGTACCCTATGGCATATTGCGAATGGGATTACAACGTATCGGGAACGCACGCTTTTAAATATTATATCAAAAATAAAAAAGGCGGTGACGATTTGACCATAAAGTTTAACACCCCTGAACAGGCATGGGAAAATTTAGCAAATAAAATTACTTCACCAAAACATACACAAACTAATGAGAATAAACGACCTATTTAAAGCAATCAAACTATGGGATAAGATGCTACTAAAAGTACACCCTCAATATGTATATGACATTTGCAAGGGCAAAACTAAGCAGATACCACCACCATTAGCAGACGATATGATTAGGGTAATCAGAGAGGAAAGCGATAAGGCTATACAACATTTGGAAACACTTAAATCGAATTATAATGAACAATAACAGATACGAGGTAGTAAACACAATGCCACATTTTACGCACTTATTTAAAGGGGATATTTTGTACCCAAAGCAACACGCATTATGTAGTGATTGTTGGGGTCATGAAGATGAAACTAATCCACAAAGATGGGTTACTTTTTGCCCCGATTATCCGCATTTATTTAAATTACTTGACTAACATGCAGCAAATAATAATAGGCTTAATATTCCTTAATGTAGTTGTATTAGCTATGACTGCTAGTACGCTATGGGATGCAATGAAAATACTTAAACAATCAAAACTAAAATAATGCAACACACAAGAACCACCCCCGAACAATCGGTTATACTCAAAAAGTTAGGGTATGATGTACCTGATACGCATTATTGGATTGACCATTTAAATAAAGGGTGGATAGCAGAACAATTTGAAGATATAATTGATTATAACAATGGCTATTCATGGCACTATACCCGCCCAAAATTAACCGATGTTGCTACATGGCTACGTGAGGTTAAGGGTTGGTTTGTAGGCACAGAACCAGTCTACACAGATAAATTTCATTGGGAATGTGTGGTTATAGCCATTCCAACACTTCAACTACACGAGATAATTTACAAAGACACACACGACCTTGCATTATCGGCAGGTATTGATTTTATTTTAACTAAACTTAATGAAGATGACCACCACCCAACAAACTAAAATAGCCGAACTGCTTGTTACTAAGCTAAAACAAGCCCAAAACAAACCATTTGTAGAGATTATACCACAAAGCGAAATTGAAGCCGAAATACAGTCTAAAATGGTGCTTGCTGGTGTGGTGTATGAGTTGGTTAAACAAGCGTATGTAAATGCTTGGCTTACTGCATATAAACTTGGTAGTAAAGATAAGATTGAGTTTAGTGCAACTTTGAAAAACATTATGGCTAACGAAGACTTTGATAACTACTTAAATAATATGAAATGAGTGAACAACCCGACATGGTAAACCACCCGAAACACTATAATGTAGAAGGGTATGAGGTAATAGATATTATTGATGCTTTTAAGCTAAATTTCAACATGGGAAACGCTTTAAAGTATCTTTTACGTGCTGATAGGAAAGGGAATAAAGAACAAGATTTGAAAAAAGCATTATGGTACTTGCAAAGGGAAATAAACACAAAATAAATTAATAGCCCACTACCTTAAATAGTGGGCTATTTCTTTTAAAATATGTACGTAAGCCTACTTATTTGTCCGTTATTCTTACTATGTATGTACCCTTCTATTGCCTTTGGGCTATGCTGATAGCCATTGCGATGATGCCAACCGTCAGTACCACTTGGCGAACGTAAACTCTCCACACAAACACTCATATATTCCTTTGACTTCTTATGGTGTATGTGGTGTGTATAGTAGTACCTATGTTTGCATTTGTGCCAATTCTCACCTACTTCATGTGCCATAAGTAATGCCAAATCAGTTTCTTTTGCCCCATCGCCATGTGTAGTACCGATTATGTTTTGACCGTATGTGTAGTACTTACGGTGCTGCATTGAGGTATCGAATGTAATGTTTTCGCATTTCGCAAACCATGCGTTTATTGTTTGAGCTAAGAAAAAACCATTTGTAAAATCATGGTTTGAGGGGTTATACTGGAAATGTACAGGTGCAATAGGTAGCAGTAATTCTATGCACTCGGTTAGCAATTTACGTGCCAATACAAACGCATCATACCACATCATTGAAGCATCTTGTGGCGTACCGCTTGTAGTTGTGTTTTTAGGGCTATCGACATGGAGAATGTCGTTACCTGCTACAAATAGTATCTGGTCTATTTTAAAGCCCCTTACATAGCCTAATATCCCCTTTACGCCCTCTATTACTCTATTGTAAATTATATCATGGTTACATGCGTCATTTGTCTCAAATGCACTGCAAAGTTTATTTAAATGTATATCGGCTGGGTCTATTACTAACAGATAACCTTCGCTGTCTTGATTGTATTGTATGGTGGGGTATATCGGTGCATAATTGGTTATATCTGCTATGATAGAATTGCGTATATCTTCATAGCTAACTTGCTGACCTTTAACAAATATGCTAAATGATTTGCCCTTATGCCAATAATGTTTAACATCGTCTAACGGTATTCCTAGTTGTTCACATTCATCACTTAATAGTGGGTGCTGTTGTTTCTTTTGCAATGCCCTTATATGTAGCCTAAACGCTTCGGGGGTTACATCTAGCTTATGTTTATCTACTATTTTTCTAGCTGTACCTGCTGCTGAACCGCCTGAATTTAGTTCCGCAATTATCTCATCATTCAAATACTCATACTTACTCGGTGTGTATTGATTAGCCATTATACGTGATTATGTGAATAATGTTTGCAAAAATACACAAATTTAAGTAGGTTGAAATTATTATTTTATTATTGGGTAGCCTTTACTATCTTTTGGTAACACCGCAAGTTGTGTAGCCTTATCATATCCAAATGTAATTTGAAAATGGGGCTTATCTACAAATTTCCATGTACCGCCCCACTCAATACCGAACCTATCCGCTATGGGCTTTAATTTGCTGTAATCAAAATTCCAATTAACTGTTTTACCTACCAACTCCACTACATCTATTGCAAGCCCGAAATTATGAAACGATTGCCCGCCTTTAGCATTTGTTACTATCTTACCTGCTGTAGTTCGACCTTGCGCATATAGTGCGTTTTGCTCGGCTATTGTCCTGAGTGCATGTGTTACCCTTAGCGTTATATTTAACTCGCTTTCTGCGGCATCTATGAACTTAGTAAAGGTATCACGTACTAATGGGTGTAGTGTAGTAATTCGCTGTATGCTTATTGCGTCTTTCATAATGTAAAGGTATATTATTACTAATTTATTGCAATGTCAAATTATATGCTTACACTTATTGTGCGGTAAAGGTAAATAAAAAAGCCCACCAATAAAGGTAGGCTAATATTATACGTTACAATCAGCGGAAGTCGAAAACTCTGATTTTGTAAACCCTCAACCATAGACCAATATGGGTAACGTTATAGGGGTGCTATCTTACGACAGGAAATAAGGTAAAAGGTACTCAATATTTTACCCTACGTTCGTACATCAGATGTGCGGTGTAGTCCCTTGAATACCTTTTGAATTGCAAATCTACAACATTAATTTGGAATAAAAAACCCCAACTATAGAAATAGTCAGGGAAAATTAATCCTTATGAAAAAACCTTAGTCAAGACAAGATTTGAACTCGTATCAGCAAATGTGCCGTCTTACCATTAAAACGACTTGACTAATTCAATATCCCAAATCTACGCAAATAATGTGCAATTATCAGCAGTATTAAAAGTATGTTCAATCCTATTGACCATAATAACTTACTACGCTGTTTATTTTTTGTTTCTGTGGCAATCTCCGCCTTAGTGATAGATTGTATCAACTTAGCATCTAACGCCCTATAATCGGTCTGTAATTGCGTTAATGGTCTATTATCAAGTATTGTATCGGTGGTGCGTAGCGTGTCAACTGAATGTACATGCTTAGTAATGGTTTTTGTCAAGTAAACGGTGTCATTAACTTGACTTATTTTAGTTACCGTATCATGGGTAATTATTTTCTTACTCGGCAAATAGACGGTTTTTGTTCCGCTTAATTTGACTGGGAAATTAGCCAAACTCCATTTGCTCGGCACAACCTTTAGTACACTGTCTGCATCTGCTTTGCGCTTCAACTTGTCAAATTTGCCGTATAACTTAGCTTGTTTTTTTTCTGTACTCTTGCAGCTACTAGATACCGTAATAAAAAATGCAGCTATGCAAAGTATGCAGCCTAATAACAGTGCTGCGAAAAACTTATCGTTGGGGTGATTATTTGATGTGAATGTCATAACGCAAATATAAACAAAAAAGCCGCACTAAGAATAATGCAGCCCCATTTTTAACCCTAAAACATTTTTACTTATTAATCGTACAATTATGATAATGGTTGACTACTAACGGCTGTTGCTCTTTAGCGTTTATGACATTTTCAGCTAAATTAATATGCCTATTGGTGCGCTCAATCTCGGATTTTAGTGCGTAGTTTTCTGCTGTTACATCGTTCACCGATTTAATTAACTTGTCAATGTCGTGATTGGCATTTTGCAAGTCATCAGTAAGTAGGGCGTTCTGCTCCATCAATTCGGCTACTGTCTTGTTAGCCATGTTTAATTTTTGCTGTAGCTGTTTGATAGTTGATCCCATGTGTTTTGTGTGTTTTTGCAAAGATAGTAAAGTATTTTAATAAAAAAAGCCCCCAACCGAAACACACAACGGTCAGGGGCTACACACTAAACACACATCTTTACTCACTCTTAGTATCGTCTTTATCATTACCACCTCTCCACAACTTAATTAACTGTGGTACGGTTGCTACACCTGCTAATAGTGCAATCATGCTAAGCATAGGATAGTAAATGTAGGTATCTAATTTCATACTGTGAAATACTTGATACATCACAACTATGCAAGTTGTAATCACAAACATAAAACCGAATAACCTCTTACTACTTGGGCTACCGTTCTCACTCAATGCGTTACCTATCCAATTAAATAGTTTCATTGTTTAGTTTTATTTGTCATTAAATATTGTATCTGTTGTTCGTGCCTATTCACATCATTACCCATGTACTTAATTTGTTCCTGTACCTGTCTGTAGTCGCTGTTGTTGCGCTCAATAGCGTATAGTATATTGGTATAACCCTTAACTCCCATCGTTAGCACACCGCCTGTAATAGTGGTAATGGTAATAATTACACCCCATGTAATGCCTGTTATCTTTTTGGTAAGTACCGTTTCTTCCTTGGGTGACATTTGCTACTTAAATTAGTTTTGACAAATATACTTATAATATTGTTACCCCCAAATAATTAGCAATGTAATTCCCTGCCATTATTTCGCTACCATTGTACGCAAGTGCAAATTCACTATCTACTGGCAAATTACCCTCAGTCACTATTTTATTATCTGCTGATAATAGCTTGTACCATATAGCACCGCTACCATCTGCAATAGTGGCTGTTACGTGCAATAGTGTTGCAATCCCTGTGGTATATTCTCTTGGCTGTATCTGTATCATAGTTAGTATATTTCTTCCATAGCGTAAATAAAACCGTACTGAATAGCTGCGGCTGTGGCTGCATTATTAATCCACTGCATTGGGTATATTTTAATACCTACTGGTGGTACAAATGTAGTGGGATTATAAGTAATTACCCTTATTGGTGCTGACTTACTAATTACTTCTAATTGTATATAGTATGTGCTGTTAGGTGCAACATAAACTGTTACTCTATATACATCTTCGGCATTAGGTGTGACACCTGTATTAACCTTTGTTGGTACGGTTACGCTGTTGCTATTGAAAAATTGCAGTGTTGTATCTGCCGCATCTTTGCCAACTCCTAAACCATTATTAGCCCCTAAAAAGGTTGTAGGGTCAACTAATGGTTGTGATATAACAGAACTGTAGCCGACAAATATTCTTTGCCCTGCATTGTAAGTAGGGAACGAAAATGTAAATGTACCCCTACCGCCACCGCCACTAAACTTTGTGTTACCTGTAATTATACCTAATGGTTGCAAATTAGAGTTGCATCTTATTCCTGCTGCTATATTTGCTCCTGTTTGTGTAGTTATTACCAACTTGGTATAGTTTAAATGCTGTATTGTGCTGTTGTATGCACTCACAACGTTAGTAAGTAGCGGTGAACTTGTAGGCATTATACTTACTGGACCGCCTATGCTATAATTACCTGTAGCCGCTGCCCCTGTTATAAGAGTTGTGTTAGGCATAAGCGTACTTGTAATCTGTGTATTTATAGCCCGTTGCAGTGCTGCTGGTATTGATACAGTATCATTTATCCTTACCGCACCCATACCCATACGATTACTACCCCATATTTTTACACCGCCATGTGGGTCGGTGGTTACGGTAGATGTTGTTGTGTCAAATGCAAACTCCATGCGTAAATCTGTTGTATCAACTCGTACCTTAGTAGTCCCACGAATAGTAGTATCGCCATTTGCCTTATAAAGCATGTTAAATTCATTAGCTTTTACTATTGTACTACTGCCACCTGTAGCACTGATAGTATATGTGCCACTTGTTGTAATTGCTGTTGTAGGGGTTATGGTTACATTAGTTCCGCCTACCAATTGAATAGATGTAACTGTGCCACTACCTTTAGTATTTATTGCAGTCCTCAACGCACTTGCCGTATCTTTCACAATCTTACGTGCATACGTACCGATTGCCCTTTGTGTAGGTGCTACCTTATTGCTGTTATACGGTGCTGCGAATGTGGTATCTTGCCCTATCGGGTCTGCTGGGTGTACGAATATCTTACCATTAACAGTGCTATTTAATGCCACGCCAATATGCACTACATTATGTGGTGGTGAAGGTATAACATTAGTTATTGTGCCATTGGTAGCAGATAAATAAAGTATATCACCGTCATTGTAACCACTTGTATTAATGCCGTTTACAATACCGAATGTGGTAACAAACCCTGTACCATTATCAGCGATATTTTCAGTCGCTATACCCACCACCTCACTTGTTGTCACACTGTCTGCATTAGCTAACGCAATAGTAGGGTTGTTGCCCTGTGCATCGTTTATATAAACAACTTGCCCATCGTTTATTTGCACTCCTGTATTATTCCTAGCACGTATGTACATCTCTTGCCCTATCTGCATGGAAACATTTGCATTTAGTGGGATTGAAGCGGTAACATTTGTAGCATCCCAATATAGTTGCCCTACGTTTGTAAGTGTGCCTGTGGGTGTTGTAGATAGCCTTACGCTGTTGGGTAGTATATTATGTGTGCCTAAATTTACATCTGTTGTTGCCCCTGTATACGGTACGTAAGCCGCTTTAATAGCCTGTAAACTATCGTTTAGTTGTGCAGTATCTACATAATTCGGCAACGTATCATATAGAGTAGATATAGCACCAAATGCAACTCCTAACGCACTGTCAATTAGTGGCACATCTGATTGCAGTTCTGCAATTTGGTAGTAAAAAACACTATCCGTACTATCTATTCTTGCTATATTACCGTATATAATAGTATTGTTGCTGTCAACATAATCCCTTAATGAATGTAAGCTATCGGATAGTCTTGTAACAGTGCTATATATGCTACTATCTACGCTACCTGCCTCAATACTAGCCGCTATGCTATCTACATACGGTACACTTGCCAATCTAAGCCTTACAGCCCCATTATGATAGAATAAGCCTCTTGTTTGCGCACTATCAACCCATATAGTTCCTAACGTATCAAATGTTGGGAACGGATAAAAGCCCCTAGGTATGTACTGCAATCTTAATGCACCCACTGACCCACGATTATAACTCATTTGGGTATTGCTACCTGTGTATGTTGGGGTAGGTTGTGCAATCGCTTGTACTGCAAATAATGTGATTAGTATTGTTAATATGTATTTCATTTTTTTTAGAATAGTATTGACCAAGGTGGTGTAGCTGCTAATAATAAATTTCTGTTTGTTAGTGATGCTGCTGTAGGATTACCCATACTAGCACCTAAAAACGACATACCGCCACCGCCTAACGTACCGTTCCAACTTGTATTAGCATAGTCATTGATTACCGCATCTACTGCCGCATCGGGGAATATGTTATTACTCATGTTTATAACTAATAATGACGGCTGTGGGGCTGGGAATAATAATGCAGTATCTACGCCTAATAGACTTGTATTTGTTTGTATTGCTATCCAATATATTAGTGGGCAATTAGTTAAGTCCAGCTGACCGATATAGCTATTATCTGCACCAAAAGCATCACAATCTACAATAAATATAGTATTCATGCCATCGGGCAATTCACCCAATATGCTAACTATTTGCGCTGTAGCAGTATAAAAACTACCATCTTCTGCAAATGTTAACTGCCCTATATCGTTGTTGTGGAATACGTTTGCCGTTGTAAAGCCCCCGCCAGCATCATAAGCGTGTGTTTGGGTATTATTAACCCCCGTAAAGTATTCGTATTGGTCGTATGGCTTACCATCTCCCCAATCTATTACCTGTAAACTACCGCTACCTGCAACCCTAAACCCACCTGCACATGAACCCGAAATTCTTCTATATTTCAACTCCATATAAGTAGTCAAAACTCTAGGTGCAACCCCAAATATACTAGGTGTTTCGCTCGGTGCTGGTACGTAAAACATCTTACCTGCTGACCTTAACAAACTACCACCTAATGACGGATATAATGCCGCAAATGCTGCTATATATGTGTCTTCATCTGTGCTATTATAGAATACCATTCTAGCAATCGGCACACTCATGCTACCTGTATTAATGATATAATCTGCAACCGCATACGGTGTAGCTGGGTCGGGTATAGTCCATAGTATTAAATCGGGAGTAGGTGTAACGGTTACAAATACATGCTGATTACTGTAACGTTCTCTTATTGGTGTACTTGCCCAACGATTAATACTTAGCTTTGGGTCGTTTGTTTCCCATAATTTACTAACTCCATCGCTATCAGATTTATTTAGCTGAAATGGCTTACCGTCAATAGTCCAATAATCAGTACTTAACGCCTCATTTACTTTCTCATGTACTTGGGCTGGCACACCTTCAGTGTTAGTACCTAATGAGAATATCCATGTACGAAAATTAATAGCGTTTTGTTGTAGGTATAGGTATTGCTGCTGCAAATATCCCGTATATACTCCATTAGGGTCATAATCCCAAATACAACCTTCTACTCTATGTTGAAATGTGGGTACATTGCCATCACTCCAACCACCTGCCACTACACCCTGACTACTACGATTAGTTAAATCACGCCCTTCAATTAAAACAGTGCCTAAAAATTGCTCATATAGAAATATAGCATCTGATTTGTAATCTCTGTAAATACTTGTATCGGGGCTGTAAACTCTTGCATTAAGGTAGTATATTCCGTTACCTATTGTAAGGCTTGTAATTGGGTCATCTATCTGATTAAATTTAAACTGCCAACGGTGTGAACGCATAGCATAATCGTTACTTGCTAATGTTACTGGGTCAACATACGTCATTGTACCTGCTGGCACGTTACCAAAATATAATAAACCACCACCACCGCCAATAGTCTGTATAAATCTACCTGTACTATCTGTTATCCATAACGAAGGTTCAACAACTGGCGATAAGTCTTCAGTATTAATTATCACCGTACAAGTATCTGTATAAGTCCTTTTAAAGTAGTATTCCTTTGGGGTCATAAACCACATACTACTATCATTTATGGGCTTTTGGTCAAATTGGATAAAGCCCCCTTGATTTGTATAAAAGCCGTTAGTAGGGTCATTAACTTCCGTAAATCGGAAATCTGCAACCTTCGGGAAATCGGCTATAACTGCATAACTTGGCATATTGCAAATTTAGTGTACTTTTGTCAAATGAAACACATAATCATAATACTATCTTCGGCTTTATTGTTGACATCATGTAGTAAAGTTCCTAAATGCTGGGAATGTACTAGAACAATAACTTCGCCACAAACAAACCAACCTACTGCACCTGTAGTAAGTACTTTTGAAGTTTGCGACAAAACAAAAGCAGAAATTAAAGAACTTGAAAAAAGTAATACAGTAATCAGTACAAAAGTTAATACTGTATCTGTAGTTACCGAATGTCATTAGTTTTTCTTTAGTGCTGCATCGGTTGTACTTGGGTGTGCTAAAAGTTTAAAAACTGTAGCTTTGTTATTTGCTGCCGATTGTTTAACCTCTAGTAGAAACCCCCTGTATTCTGTATCTGTAAAGTCCTCGCCACGCCATTTAAAGCTAACATATCCGTATGGATTAGCATTTATTATGCTGTACATATTTACTGGGTATTCGCTTGTAACTTGGAAAATGTAAGGTCTGAATAACTTGCTAGTAGTGGTAAGCGGTATATCCTCAACTTCGTTTATTACCGTACCATAGTTTAAATACTTTGACATACCTGCACGTTCTAATGCTGGTGTAGTTGGGTCATTATATTGCTGTTGGTATATCTTTCTAAACGACATAACACTCCCAAAGTCATCTTGACCATCACACAATGAACGTATCATTTTACTATTTCTGTAAATATTACTCGCTGGGTCTAGTCCTAAATTATATGCAGTATCGGGGTAATACATGCCTTTAATGTATGGTGAAGTAGCTGGGTTTGTGCTTTGCGCTGTTGGGTACTGGTCTAATCCGTATGCGCTCACCCCCACTACTACGCCTGCTGGGTTAGTAATGTCGGGAAATGCTACTACATCTTCTGTAATTTGTATCAATACACTACCATTACTAGCAGACGGGCTACTATTTTCACTGTTGTTTTGCGCTCTAGCTTTCTCAATATAGTAAATGTCTGCATTAACTTCATTTACTTGGTAGTCTAGTGATTTTGGTGTTTTGTTCAATGGCAATTCCCATTTCATAGGCATACAAAAACTATCTACTGCAAAGTTTTTATTTGTCTGTAGTGGCTCATACCCTGCATTTAATACATTACCCATTCCCTCTGTAAATGGCATAATTTCAAAGTCTGCAACATTACTACCCAAATTAAGTATCAATGTGCTATCATCAAAAAAGTATTCAAAAGGCTCAATTTTTATCTTGTCATCGCCTATTATCCCCAACCCCAACCCGCATATTTTGCTCCATTGCTGATAAAATGCTGCTAATGATTTGGTCATGTATGGGAAACCAATTATACCCCTTACCGCATTCTCGCTTGTTTCAATAGTGCGATATGGTATAAGGTCTATATTTGTTGCTAATGATAGTGTTTGGTCGGCTAAATACACACTTTCACCAATATATCCGCTACCTGTTTGAACTGGAAATCCGTAAGCATCAGTAGTAGTACTATCTAAGCAATCAACTATTTCCTGTAGTAGTCTATGTGGTCTAAATCCTATTATAGTACTTTCGGGAAATATAGGTGCGTCAACTGGCGTAGATGTGCCACTATTGTAGTTACTATAAACTACGGCTTCAAGTTGCTCAAACCACCACCCTACACATGAGTGAGTAGTATCTAATCCGCTTGTTACTCCATCGTAAATAATACCTATAATACCTGCTTTTCTGAATGGCAAACTAATTATAGTTGTAGTGTCAAAATCCATAGAAGGTGGATTGTAAGGTCCGCCTCCATTAGGTAATAATAAAGAAAACAAAGTAGTGTATTGGTAATTGCCCGATATGGTTACAGGCTCATCATTTTGGTCTATCTCAAATAAAACAATACGCAAGTATTGGTCTTGTGGGCTTGTTGAATAAGCAAAAGTACCGCCAAAAGTACCAAATACCCTTACTGCTAATGATACGTTTCCTAATGTATTATCAATTAAGTTTTTTACTAAGCATTGGTTTTTTGTGTATGCTTGTATATCTGCTGAACCATTAAAGTTACGGTTATAGTTTGCTGGCTGATTGTATGCTGGCAATACAACTTCTAATATGTCATTCCCTATAAATGTGGTAGTACCATTAGCCTGTGCAACATTGAATTTATTTAATGTTGGTATCCAGTGCCTACCATCGCTTACAGAACCTCTATTCCAACCCTGTACACCAAAAAAAAGTAAAAAAGCAACAGGGGGATTAAGCGGACTAGTAGGCGTTGCAGCACTTACATATTGTGTCTGCCACCTCAATTTAATCCCTGTATGCTGTAAGAATACCGCACTTGCGTTAACTAACCATGAACCACCACTATATACCCAAAAAGGTATATTAAAGTCGCTTTGGGCTTTAGATTTTAGCAGTTCATATAGTTCACTATCCAAAGTAGCAACTACCATTAATTGCGTGCGCTTGCTATCCTTAGCCCCCGACAAATCAATTTGCGATGTGTAGAATGTTTCAAATAGTAATGTACTTTCATTGTATATGTCAATGGTCATTCGGCAATAACCGTTAACACCTTTATCGGCAAGTATAGACAATAGTATAGCCCTTGCATCTTCGCTAAATTGGAACTTTTGCGTTTGTGAACGAAACACACCATAATAGGTCATGTTACGTTCCCACGTTATATCCGTTTCGTCCCAACCCTTCGGTAAGTATTTTATATATGCAGCGCTAACACCATCGCTTACAGTCCATGTGTTATCAGTTGCCTGTACTGCACTATAATAGTTGCCGTTTGCCGCCCTTAATGATATTCTAAATCTATCGTTATACATTTGTTATAGTCCTTGTAGGTTTCTCATTTTACGCAATTCATCTGCTACACTTTCGGTATGCTGTTGTTTCGGTTGGCTGTTGACTATTACGGTTGCTAATTTGCGCCCTGTTTTGTCAAATTCCCTACTTACTATACTACCTATCGTTTCTGCAATTATCGCACTGTTACGGGCATCGTATGCGGCTGAAAGATTACCTACGTTGCTAGTAGTGTTAGCCATTGCGTATTGCATTGCTGATTTTGGTATTACCTTAGTTCCTTCCGCCTCATCATACAAGGTTGAAATACTATTTGACCAATAAGGTGTTTTATTAGGTGCAATAATTAACTCCTTTTCACCACCATCACCAGCGATAAACTTACCGCCTTTGTGATATGTTGTACCTTCTTTATACGCTGGTATAGGTGTGTTTAATGCGGCTGCTAATTGTACCGCACCACTAGCTGCTATTAATGCTATTATTGGGGCTGCCCCTACTGTGTATTTCAGTGCAGCCGCAATCGCTACAGCGGTATTTTGTATAATAGCTGCAACTGATGCAGCCTTCTGTGCTGCTGCTTGTCTTTTAGCTACCTCACGTTTTCTATCCTCAATAGTGGCTTGTTGCGCCTCTGTTTGCGCTAATAGTTTCTGCTGTTGATTGTATCTTTCCGTTTCATCTTTTACCGTTGCATTTATCAGGCGTGATTGCTCGGTATAGTTAGCTTCTATCTTACGGGCTTGTTCATCTAACCTTGCATTTTCCGCCTCAAACTGTCTATTCTTAGCTTCAATAATAGCATTAGCTGCTTGATTTGCCAATTCTACAGTCCTATCATAGAACTCTTGCAAGTATTGCTCTTCGTTCTCCATATCTTCTGGAACGAATAATTTAGCAACACTATCTGTTATTCTTGAACCGCCTTTACGTGGCGTGGATATACCCTTTTCGGCTTTTAATTTTGCCTCTTTATCTTTCGCTAACTTCTCCTCAAATTGTTTCCTTTTTTCTGCCGTTAGCGATAAATTAGCTAATACTTTTTCATCAAATTCTATTTCGGCTTGTAGAAATGCAATTTGCTGTTTTTTCTGTACTTCTGCTAATCTTTTGTTATATTGACGCCTTGTTATTTCTTTAGTATCTAAGGCTATTTTAAGGTTTTCAATCTCTTGACTATATAGTGCCAATTCACCTGTAGTAAGTTTGGTTAGTAGTTCCTTTTGTGCATCTATAAACTTTTCATTTGCACTCTCTATAATTGCAAGCCTACCTTCCGCTTGTTTCTTTTCAATATCTATAAATTCACCTGCGGTCTTTTCTTCTGCTGTTTTTATACGTGTTTTAGCTGCCTCTATTTGGTCATCTATGCTCTCTTGTTCTGACTTGCTAGCATCTTTACGTTTACTCTGTAATTCGGCTATTTTTGCTTGTTCTTGCTTTACAATATAATCACGTTCCAATATTGACAACTGAAATAATGCAGACTGATACTCCATGTAACCATCTAAGCGATGATTGAGTTCTAGTTTTATATTTTCAGATATGTCTTTTTGGGTTTGTGCATCTTGTTCTATTTGTTGCTTTTCTCTTTCATACTTAGCCCTAGCTAAATCGCTTTCTGATTTTGCTGTAGTATCTTTTGCTGCTTTTTCTTTTTTGGCTTTAGGTTCTTTGCCTTTTTCGGGTGCTGTTGGAAATGTCAATGCTATTTTACGAAATGCTGCTGCCGCTTTTTGTGCCGATTCTATTTGTTCAGTTACAGCCGCAATTTGTAAATTAATATCCCCTATATCAGATGCTTTATTTTGCCCTAATCCTAGAATATATGATATATTTTCTCCCTTTTGCGATTCTACCGCTTTTTCTTTTTCTAGTCTTGCCCTTTCCTCTGTTAATGTTTTTATTCTTTTACCTGTAGCCTCTAGTTCTTTTTCAACTAATATTTGCTGTTTTAATGTTTCTAACTTATCTTTTTCAACTCCCTTTAAGTCTTGTTCTGCACTTAGTTCATTAAAGTATTGTGGCTTTAACTTTTGCAATTCTTTTAGTGCTGCTATCCTTAAATTTAGTAAATTGTTTGTATCTTCTAGTATAGATACAAGCGTGCTTATGTCTGTATTTTCAGTACTAAAAGCATCCATCATATCTTGTCTAATATCTTGCAATTTTTGCGATAAATCTTCTACAGCTTTACCAGCTTCATCAACTGATGACTTAAATATATCAGTCTTAGCAGCAAGGAAAGTTAATGCAGTAGTTGCAATGGTAATCAACCCCACTGGCGAAGTAATGGAACTCATTAACGTTTTCCAAACTGGTATAGTTTCCGCACCACTAGCTTTTAATTCTTTATTTTTTTCTATTAATACTTTAATCTCATCTACCAATATTGGTATGTTGTTCGATATTGCCATAAAGCCTGTAGCCATGCTATTCGCAAATGCTGGGGCTTCACGCAATACTTGTGTCATTGCAAATGCAGCCTGATTATATTGCCCTACTTGCCTTTGTGCCTGACCTACTGACTTTTCAACCGCTAATAGGCTGTTATATAGCTTCATTGCGCTACCTGCTGCGGCTGTAGCCCTACTATCATTTACACCAAATTCAGCACCTAACCTTTTAGCCTCATCTGCCGCTTTTTTATACTGTACTTTTAATTGTTCGTATGCGTTGTTAAGTTTTGCAAGTGCCTTTTCTTCACGTTCTGCCGCCAATTCCTTTTGCCTTGCAACATCGGAAATCATTTTCATTTCCTTAGCCTCTGCAACTTCTAAGGCTTTCATTTGTTTTTGCCTTATCAGTTCGATTTTAGCGGCTGCATCTTCTTCTTTTTTAATTAGCCTGTTTAGTATCTCCTCTTCTTTTTGCGCACGTTTTAACCTTGCTGCATTAGCTTTGTCCTCATTTGCAAGCTGTTTAAGTATTAGTGCATCTTCTTTCGCTGCCGCCTTTTCACGTTCCGCTATTACCTTTTGTATGCCTAATAACTCATTACGTTCTGCTATTTCAATAGCCCTTTGTTTCTTATCAACTGCCGCCTCATATTTTTTTGTAGCCTCTGTAATGGTGTTGATGTTTTCGGCTTGCTTTGCCATTGCTGCATTTAATTCACCAATATTCCCAGCCCCCTTAAAATCAATAACAATACCCTTTGCGGCTGTTGCTACATTGTTAACATTTTTAACCGCTAACTCCAACTGCGCATTAGCCAACTCTAATTGGTCTAACGCCCCTTGACTTATTATCTCACTTACTAAATCTGCCATTACTGTTTATTTTTTTGGGCTTGCGCTTCAAGATATTCAATATGTTTTTCCAATCGTTCCAATGCAATAGCAAAATCGTATGTACTACTACTATCTAAGCTAATACATTGATACTTTGCATTTTCATTGATGTCAAAGATACGTGAAATAAACCCCTTATACTTACTTTCGGGTGTAGCTTCTTTTTCGCTACCTTCCATTAACTTATCTAGCTGCGCTTTTAGCTTGTCAAATTGTATTTTGTTGTTATTCTCAATTCTCGGCACATACTCTAAATCTTGCACATAACTATCTTCCGTAAATGCAAATTGTGGGTATTCATCTCTCAAAATTTGGGCTAAGTCTTGATGGTAGCACACTACTATACAACGGCAAATATTATCTATTATTTGCGCTCTAAATTGCATAGCTTTCATAGCAGATACTATGAGTACGTACTGCTTACTGTGTGGGTCATTTCGAATGCTGTAATACTCACATACCAAATCATCAAAGTTGGGCAACTCCGAACCGTAACATACTCCATTTATAAATGTTTTTAGTGGTAATTCTCTAATAGACAATATAGTACCCTTCGACTTTAAGTCGGGTTGTGTCTTCGTGTCCGATTTCTCTCCATCCGTATTGCGGGTTTTTGTTAACCGTTTCAATAACGGCAAATTCAGTAAGCCCTTTATTAGCTGCCTCACTTCTAAAGCGAGGTAAGAGATTAGTAAGTTTCTGTGCTTTTTCGGCTGCATCATTTTTTATACATTCAGGGCAACTCATGTTGTTTGTGTTACTTGTTTAAGGTAGTATACAAATTCAGGTTTTATTATAACCCATGTTTCTTTTTTACCTATTTCATTCAATCCATAAATAGTAGGTCGTTTCTCTTGCACATACACACTATAAGGAACGCTGCTATTTATTTCGTATTCGTTACCTTCTACACGTAAATTCATGCGTGAATAAAGCCTACCAGTTTGGTATATGTCTACTATGTCGGGATTGCGCTTTTTCTTGGCGTATTGTGGCGAATAAGGGGGTAATTTCTGCCCATCCTTACCTACACCTCGCTCATACAATTCATCTTGGTTAATGCCTATTATTTGCTCTTTATTCTCTAACATAGCATCGCCCGTTGCCGCTATTGGGTCAAATGATTGAAACCTTTTAAGCATCTCGGAGAATGTAGCCACTTTACAAATATACAAATAACCCCAACAATATTACATCATTGGGGTTATTCATTCCTAAATAAATTGCTGCTACTCCTCGTCTGTACCGAATATCTCCTTTTTAGGGGCTTTAATCGGTGTTGGCACACATGCCTTATATGCGAGTTTAAGTGCAGCTTTCTTTTGCTCTTTGCTCATGTATGGGTAAATGTGGGTATAACCCTCACCGCTATACATATCAACAAATTGCTTTTCGGTAAAGGTTTGGTGGACTGATTTAGTCCAACCAAAACCTTCAATGCTTACGGTATCACTCATAGATTACGGAGTTGTAATTGTTACCTTGTTAGCTGTTTCTGTGATTGCAAATACAAAGTAAGGTGATACAGTCAATACAGACGGTACAGCCAATCCTACTACCAAATCTGTAGCAGGTGTACTTGCGATAGTCAAAGCGTATTCACCTGTAGTAGAGTTGTAAGTAACCCCCGATGGAACGATAGCAGAACCCCCAGCGGCAGGTACTACACTCCATGCAGCCCCAGCGTTAAGCGTTGCACCATAAGAATCACCGATATTACCACCACCACATGCAAATGTACCTTTAACATACAATACTGTAGCTGATGTAGTGCCTACTGTACCCTCTGCAAGTACCACATCTAACAATCCCATAGTTGCTGGGTTAGGTCTGAAATTAGACGATACCACCGCACTATTAACGATTACATCTTGGTTGTTTTGCAACAAGAAGTTAATCATGTACATAGGGTTAGCACTGTCTGTTTTTTGCGTTGGGTCAGGTGTGAATATCTGCGCCATTGGAATACCGCCAAAGTCACTACCATTTACCAAAGTACCGTACACATTACCATTGTCATCAACAAATATAATGTCAAACTGTGACTGCTTCAAACGTAGCAGATTATACACATTTTTATATGTGCAATCATCTGTGTTCATACGGTATGACCAGTTGTAAGGCTTAGACGCTACAACGAAATCAAAGTTACCTTGTGCCTCTGTTACCGCATCGCCTGTATTGTCTGTAACGGCTGTAAATGATGGCAATAAGTACGCCCTTGTTGCTCTACTATCGGCGGTAAACAGTCCAGTAATAGCGGTATTAAATGCGCTGTTACTTGATGCTGTTGCGGCTGTTATACTTGTTCCTTTTGGCACTGCTACAGCCCAACGGAATATACCTCTGTTGCTTACGCATTCTGATAGTCCTATGTTTGTTGAACTATTGCAGTTTGCTAAATTGATTACACTCATTGTTATTAAATTTAAATTGTTAGTTAATTATTGATTTTCATTGTACTGTATTCGTAATATATCCCCGTCTTGAAAGTTAAACGTGAACGTTCCTGTTGTTGCGTCATAAGGCAAAGATTGTGGTGTCCAGTTATACAGTTGGTCGGGAAACACATCACGCCCTACCAAATGTGGCACTGTTACACTACTACCTGTAGGATATTCAACCTGTATTTTTATACCGTTCCAAAGGGTTTGTGTAAGTGCTGTATTTGGCACTGTCTTAAACACACACGTTATAGGGGCTGTCATAGCGTAAAAATATTGAGGTCTTGGTATATCTCTAACACAATCGTAGTTCTTAATGTCAATGGCATTCTGTAGGTCAATTCTAAAACAACATTTTGGCTGATGGTTAGTATCTGTAGTTGCTGATTTGCGCTTACTGCCACTGTATCTGCTTAGTACATTATCAATATCACGTACTACCGCTTTTACCACAAATCCATACCACGATGGAACTAAGAAGTTACAAACATCTTGTATTACACGTTCATCCATTCTCTGATTGCCGTTGATAGGTCGCACTCTTTCAAGATTAACCATAACATACAAACTCAAATTATAAACATAACGCTCATACTCAACTTGTGTAGGGTCATTCAAACCGAACCACATTACAGCCGCTTTTTTGTCATTAAAGAACATATCTGTACTGTAATCCTTTCCCGACTTATACCACTGTGGCACAAATCCATCTACTACACTGTTTCTGTAAGTCCTACCAAACACATCAAAATTCTCACCAGTCATACCACTTTCGCCCCACATAACATAGAATGTTTCATACAGCAACGTTTGTAAGTTGCTAATAGGGTAATCTATGCCGTTTGGCTGTGGTACTAAGTGTATCATATCTGATGCCCCCAACGTGTATTATAGCTTATCCAATCATTTACAGGTGGTATAGAACTAAACATCTCATCTTTAGGATAGAACGTTTGCTCTAGTCGCTTAACCTCTCTTATAACCCTATCTTTAAGCCCTTGCCTATACGGAATACCCTCACCACCTTTAAGCCCTTCAATCTCATTATACAATACTTCGTAGTTATCTCTAACCGTTCTTTGCTCACCATTAGCCCTGATGCTATTCATCTGCAATTCAAGGCATTTAACCGCCATTAATAGCCCTTGTAGCTTGTCGAAGGCGTGTGCATTGCGAATTACTGTATTGGTGAAATCTCGGCTTGTAGATATTTCTAAGTTTAATCCGTAAGTCTTGTAGTTGCTAAAGTATTGGTCACGTACAAATGTTAAGTTAGCGTAATCCGATACCGCCTCAAAACCTTGATACCCAACGTAGTTAAATTGCTCCCACCAATTAAGATACACATCTACCGCCTTTGCCCCTTGCGCCTCTAGTTGGTCTTGAAAATACCCAAAGAATATAACACCACCTTTGTAAAGGTTGTTTAGCCTAGAAAGTATCAAGTCATCAATTACGGTTGATTCTTGATTGTAGGCTTCATTTACGGTTATGGTAGTATTCCATATTGGGTCTGCTTTCAAGTCATTAAAGGCATACAATGTAACATCACAAGGGATATTCATTGTTAGCATTATGCTCTCTATTCTTGGTGCATAGTTGCCTTCAGGTAACTTCAACTGCCAACCGCAAAACTTACCCGAATTGTCTATATCTCTGTATTGAGTTCTAAATTGTTTCTCAAACAGTATTTTAGACGGCTCAACGGGGTTATTCTCACGAAAGACATTCACAAGGCTTTCAACTGCTACCTGCTGCTTTAGGTCAAGTAGGAACTGATTAAGGTTAGCATCTGTAATTTCGTTATCCTCTTGGCAATTCCAAATGTTTACGGGGCTACAACTGCTATGGTCAAAGTTGTAATACATGCCACTTTTGCACGTAGTTACTGCCGTAGATAATACGGGTGTGAAGTCTGCTACCGTTGGTTGTTTCCACCCTTTACGGTCTGTCAACACTGGTAGCAGTACTTCTAAATCTATCCCGTTAGTATATCTAATGTTTGGCACGTACTTTAGTTTATGTTTGTTCTGTAAGGTGCTGCAAGGAAATATGTACCAGTCATTGAACTTGTACCAGTACCGCCTGTAATTTTACGCACTCTCAAATACTTGTAGTTACAATTAGGCAAGTTAAATAAATACTGAGTAGCGTTAACCGTACCTGTATCACTTGTTGTTACCTGTTGTGCTGTACTTGTTTTAAGCGTGAACCAATTACCACTTACAGCCGTTGTAGCATCGTTGCTACCTTGCACTATCATAGTGCATGTAACTGTACCTGCTGCTACAGTATTTACAAACTGTAGCGATACATTAGACCACTGATTATGGTCATTTCTGCCATTCCACAAATACGAAGTATCTGTATTGGTAGTAGTATCAAGCGTTTTAACCGTACCTGCTGGGGTCACTGACTTAAACGCTGCACTTCTCGTAGTTTGGGCTGTTACACCCAAACTAAGAAAAAGCAATGCAATTATTATAAATTGTTTCATTGTTTTTGATTGATAATGTTATTAAAAATTGTTTACAATTACATCTGTCCGAAAGCATACACTACAGACTCTTGAGCTACTGATAGCGGAGTTAGTGCATTTGCAACGTCTACAGATATTTCAAACTGCATTAAGTTATCTTGCTCAACACCGTTATCGCTAGATGTATCGGCACGCAATGCGTAACCATGTACAGCGAATACAAGACCACCACTATAGATACCGTTAGGGTTAGTTATAGGGTCAATGATTGAACCGTAACCGCCCAAATAGCTATTGTAGTCACCATAACCTGTTCTGTTCTGTTTAGGTATCCATGGTATCATAGCATACGTACCGGGCTGCATAACAAGTGCTATACCGTCTGGGTAATCACTATCAGCGAGTTCGATAGATGGGTTAATGTTCATTCCAGTGAACTGAAACGCTGTATTTTGCGCATTAGAACCACCTTGAGACGCCCAAAACTCGGCATTTGTGTACATCTGATTGTCGAATATTGCATCGAACATATTGCCGTTATACTTGTTAGAACGCATTACAGACTTTGCAAGTTGCGTGAAACGGTTGTTATATGGTGTACCTATCTCATGTACGTGGTTTGTTGCGTTCCAAGTTACATAGCCGCCTACTGGGTTAGTAGTCTGTACGACTTGGTTTCTTGCAGCAAGTAGAAACGCAATATTTTGAGTTTCAATATCGTTATGAATGTTAAGAACACAATTTTTAATGTTCTGCATCATAGCTTGCTCAAAACTAAACAAGTTGTTATCCATTTGCTTTAGCGAAATACTAAACGTATCGCTAAACGTTGTCCACGTAAAAGGTAGTTCCATTGAGTCACCTCTGTTACCTGTGTGCGTAGCGGTACGCTGTGAACCTGTAGAACGTACCTGACGCATCATAGCATAACCGCTTACGGCTCTGTCTTCTCTTTTGCGTAGTTCCTCTGCACCCTTTACCAGTACATCTTTATTTTTCAGACCGATTTGGATAGAAGGTAATATTTTTTCCCTCATTTCAGGCTCGGTAAAGCTCTCAGTTAACATCGTCTGTGCCTTCAGGAGGTTTGACGGAGTAAAATTTGCCATTTTAGTTAGTAATAAAAAATAATAGCCTGTATCTCGGCTAAGAACTTTGCACTGTATCTTGTGCGGGTTGACTTGCATTGTTACATATCTCGAACAATGCACAACAAAAATAGGTAAACATTTCCGATACAAACAAATTTATTTTCCAAATTGTGGAATATTCCTAATAATGGAATAAAAAAGCCCACTAAGTTAATTAGTGGGCTAGTGCATTTAGCACATTTTACCTTTTTTCTTCTTCTTACCGTATGCCATTTTGCAAGGTTTAAGAGTGAACAATAATGTGTAAAGTTAAGCGATAAACTCATTCAATATATCATCAGTAGGAAACACACCAAAATAGTTTTCATATACTATGTTTTCACCGTCTTTAAGTTGTATAAAATGTATTTTCATACTTTCAGATACTTTGATTATAGCATCTACTTGCTCATCAGTGTATATACTGTTGTCTGTTGGGAACTCTGTTAGTCCACCTTGCGTAGATATTACAATACGTTTATTGCCATTAGTGAATAAGAAATCGGGCTGCAATGTACTTCTAATCTCATTTAAGTGTGTAGCCTTACCATACATAAAGTTATTTTGTGGCATCAACATCTTAAACCCTGCATTGAGTAAATCTTGAATAGTCATGTGTTTTGTGTTTAAGCAAAGGTAATAAAAAAAGGTCGGTGTAGAAACACCAACCCCCAAATTAAACACACATGAAATCATTAATCTATTTCTATCGGTTGCCCTGCCTCTTTTGCTTGCTTTACTTGCTGTGCAAAATGACTTTGGTATTCCATACCAGTTACATTTAATTCGGGATTAGCTGCCGTCCATTCTTTCTCAATGTCAGAACGCTTGCGGCTTGCACTTGCTGCCTTTGGTGGTGTACCCTCACCGCCTCTCCCTTGTCTTGGTGGCTGTGGTGGTGGCTCATTACCTGCAACTTTAAAGCCCCTCTCTACCTCAAAAAAGTTCTTTAGTACGTCTACTGCTGGTAGGTCTGCCTGAGTGCGCTCATCACGTACTCTTTGACCATCACGATACACATTCAATTTACCATCTTCTTTTTTAAATGTGATGTTACCGTCTACCTCTGCAATAGCTTTCAATGCACGTTTGCTTAATCCGTTATACTCGGCTGGGATAGCGTTGTATATCTCATTCTCAATCTCTACAGTCTGTAATTTCTGCTCAAACTGTACCGCCTTTTGTTCTGCTGCTGTTAGATTTTCCTGTAGCTTTTTTACTCTACCGTCTACATCTGATTTGCTTTCAAGGTGTGCCGCTAAGTCGCTAATACCTTTACCTGTAAATTGTATATTGTTTTCGGTCTTGTATTTCTTTACAGCCATTTCTACCCCTACCTCTTTACCTTCTTCGTACTTCTCACTCTCTAGCTTGCGTAGCCCATCGGGTGTTAATACCTTTACTTCGGGTATATCAATATCTATATCCGTTTCGGCTGTTAGTGCGTCATTTAGTGCGGTCTTATCAACCCCTAACGCCTTAGCCATTTGCTCAATACTTTTTTTACTAATTGGCATGTGAATGTAATTTAGTTTTTGTATTTAAATGTGTCTTCAAATATTGCGTTGCCATCTTCATCTTCTACTACTTTGCGTATGATAGTTTCGGGTATTGGCTGACCTACTTCGTGCATCCATACTTTGCTATTTTGCGCCCTTTCATTCATAAACTCAACTCGGTAAGGCTCTAACATAATACCTGTAGAAGGTATGCCCTTGTCCTTGCTGATTAGCTGTACTTGGAACTCCCAATGTCTAAGGTACGTTGTTCCATCGGGCTTGCTACCCATGTTAGCTTTAGCTTTAATTTCGTAGCGGTCATACGCTTTTTTGTGTGGATTGCTCTTTGCAATTTGTTCGCCCGTTTCGGGTGCTGTTGGTTCGTAGGTTGTATTGCCTACTTTCTTTGGTCTTGGCATGTTATATTTGTTTTAATTGGTTTCTATTTCTTCTATTTCGTTGGGTTCTTCTTGCTCTGGCATCTCACCTACTTTTGTTTGAACCCACTCCGTTAACTGATTAGATAAGGTTTCAAAGTTACTAACAAAATACCAATTAGACGGTAATGTTTCCAACCATTGCCCAAAATATAGTTTTTTGTAGTAATCTAATTCACTCCCCACAAATGCAGATTGTGAATCTAATACACTCATAAATGGTGCTGGGTCTAGTTTGAACTCCATTGTTAGCCTTAGCCTTGTCATTTCATCGCCACTGTACTCACTATCAACCCACTGAAAATACAAGGTTTTCATGTATGAATATGACATCTTACCTTGTATTGCCTTTTGTAGCTTTTCGGCTATAACATCAGGTGGCTCAACTAAGAACCTACGCCCTAAATTTATCTCACAACCTTTGTAAGTATTGGGATAATCGAACTCACCTATCTTGTTAGTAATCCATGTTTCAACCCACTCGGCTGCATCTGAATACTTGCCTAGCATGTCATTAACTGGCTGTACATCTATGAACCTACCTGTTGCGGTTTGGTGGTTACTATCCTCAATCTGATTAGTCCCCCATGTAGCGTAGTGCGCTTCTTTGTATTGTTGCTCAATAGTGCGCTTCATTTCTTGCCAACTGTCAATAGCTGCCTCAACTGTTCCCCCTGGCTTATCTATGATTGGGTCATCTTTACTCTTTGGAAATGGTAGTAGTATTAGCTTTGATACATCTTTTTTGCTCTCTTTACCTGTACCGTTACAACTATCGCACGTATCACCACTTAGCTTACCTGTACCTGTACACTTATTACACCTACCTGCATACTGCCAATTTAATGGAAAGCCATGATGTAACTCAAACATAACTAACACTGAACGGCTACGTAAGTGCTGGTCTGCTATGTCTAGTGTATTGTTATCAGGAGACACATAAAACTGCTTTACATTATCCCATATATTACTAGCTGTAGCGGCTGGCACTTTACCGTAGAAATTAGGGTATGTTTCATCTTCTATAACCGTTGCAACTCCATTCTCCCACTTAATAGTATAATCAAACGCATCATCTATAACACGATAGTAACCAGTAATCGCATTCATACGGTTAGTGTTCGTCTCGCTGTATCCTGTTAAGTTTTCGGTTGTAGTTCTGTTAGGTAATTTAAAGACCACGTACTCAAAAAATCTACCTTTAGGCTTAGGTACATCCCATATATCCTGTGAACTAATGTATGTAGGGTATGTGCTATCGTTGCCAACCTCCATAAGTATTAAGCCCATAGGGTCATATTGGTACGCTGGTAGCCAAAATGTTTCTATCCACCTACGCATAGAATATCCATTGTGAACGTCTTGCATCTTAGCGGTGAATACTTTTTTCTCACTATCGGGTAAAAGGTAATTGATACTACCACCTTTTGCATTGAATATTTTATCAGTAGGTCTATGTAAACGTGAATAAAAGTCTACATTAGACGGGCTGTACTTTTGCCTTAGCAGTAACAATCGGGGACTTTCATAGTAATCAAAGCGTTCTATTGCCTTATCTAGCCCTAGACCTGTCATGTGCATAGTAGTATGAGCGCAGTACTTTTGGAACTCCTCTACATACCTCTTATGCGGTCTATCACGTAGTATAGATGTGATTGATAACTCCCCCCTTGCTGCTGTTAATGGTAATATCATGTTTGCAAATATAAGTAATTAATAATCACAACTAGAAATATCAAAAAATTCCCTGTCTTTACTCTCAAACCACATACGCATTATCAGCATATCAAGATAATCGGGCGAACGCCCTATTAATTCTTTCATGTAATCTTTCTTAATAATACGCCTCTTGCGTTCGTCTGCATCTACATCATCAGCCCTAAGCACTCCCAATTCTTCTATAATTAATAACCTTTGCTCCTCACTACACTTAATATATATTTCACGTTTATTAATCTTTTCAGCTAACTTATATGCACATTCACTTTTAATATTTGCGTATTCATCTTTGTTTGTGGCACTACCGCCCCCATGAAATTCCTTGCACCCATCAATATAACTGCCAACAAATGCACCTATACCATCAGCATCAGCTATTAATCTACTATGACCTATGCTATATCTATCCATTAGCCTAGTTATAGTAGCTGTGATACCTTTTGCGGTGCTTTTATCCTCGCTTACTGCCACATCACACACAAACCCATCCCATACACCCACTATGAATTTATCACGCCCTTGCATGGCTATATCTGCACTAATATATCTATTGCCTGTAGTCTTTACATGTTCATTGGTAAACACATCGCAGATAGCATCATAGTCACATAATACACTCGGGTCATCATCATATTCCCAATTCCCAAATAATAAACGTTCTTTTTGGTTTTTAGTTAATATACGTTTTAGGTTATCCAAGTACCCAGCAGGTAGCATTTTGTTATCTTGTGGGAAAGCCTGTATAAACCGTTTCCAACTCTCTAATTTACCACTCTTAAATGGGTAGTAATAATCTGACTTTAAATAGTTACTAGCTGGGTTGCAAGTCTGTAACAACTTACCAACTAAATTATATACACCATTTTTCCACCTTCCTATACTTGCTTGTAAGTTATTCTTTGCATCTCTGTGAAACTCTCCAGCCTCTTCTATCCAACCCCTAGTC